AACAAACTTTTTTATAAACTCCCTATACTAAATGATCTACCCCAGGAGTTTATAAACGCCGACGACCCAGGGCAGGAGACAGGTCTGTAAAACCTCAGCTTGAAGTTTCGAGTACTTCCGGCGGCACAAAGTATATGAATTCCTTGAGTGGAGTTTTGGGAAAGAACGAACGTACGATAATTCTTTCTGGGTAGAAAGCATCCCGCCAAGTGAAGCAATCTGGTAAGGGCAGATCGGGAGATGATAAGGATAGCCTCCGTGCGACTACAACCGAAATCACGAGCGGTTTTTCAGCATATACTTTATATTGTCCTTTGGTGTAATTGGTAACACGTTTGACTCTGGATCAAAAGAGTAGGGGTTCGAGACCCTTAAGGACAACATTAATAAATCTAGGGGATGGCTTACAATTCATTAAAGAATTCGGGGAGTAAGTCCGTAAATGGTAGCGGTCCCGGCCTGGAACCGGGTGGCTTAGTTCCTTTGCACGTTCGAGTCGTGTTTCCCCGACAAACATGCCCTCGTGGAGGAATTGGCAGTCTCGCTTGGCTTAGGACCAAGTTCCTTACGGAGTGTGGGTTCGAGTCCCACCGAGGGTACAAATGGGTATAATTAGGGCTCAGGCTCGGATGCTGACCTGTACGGTGACTCATAAAGATGGTTACAGCAATCGAATAAGTCCGAGTTCCGAAGATGGTGTCAAGGGTTCGATTCCCTTTATATCCACTAAGTAGTAGTAATAGAAAGAGTTACTTCGCGTGAAATGGTTTCACATTTGATTTTGGTTCAAACTATGCGGTTCAAATCCGTCTGTTAATCTCTTCTGATTTTCTCTACTTTATGCTCCTGTGGCGAAATTGGTAGCACGCGATGGACTTAAAATCCATTGGTCCAAAAGACCGTGTCGGTTCGACCCCGACCAGGAGTACAAAACTTTCGGTAAGCACATTACTATAATATTAAAAATGCTTACCATGGATGAAAAAATCATTATTGAATCCTGTAATACTTCTTTAAGTATGTCTGAAGCTGCTAAAAAAGCAGGAATTCCTCACATGACTTTTAAAAGATATGCTATAAAATTAGGTATTTATAATCCGAATACAGCGGGAAAAGGAATTTATAAATCCAAAAAGAATCTAAAAGATGTTTTTTCTGGAAAAGTTGGGATGTCATCGGGTCAATTAAGAATTAGATTAATTAGGGAAGGATATAAAAAGAATAAATGCGAAAAATGCGGACAAGAATCTATTTGGTTTGAAAATCCATTAGTTATGGAATTAAATCATATCGATGGAAACAAAAAGAATAATAAATTAGAAAATCTCGAAATTCTTTGTCCAAATTGTCATTCCCAAACATTTACCTTTAGGGGTAGAAATATTCCTAAAAAATCGAGGTGTAGCTCAGTTGGTTTAGAGTACTGGTCTGGGGGACCAGGGGTCGGAGATTCGAGTTCTCTCACCTCGACTAAAATCGAAAACTATGAACCAAATTGGTGATAAAAGAGTTATAGGAAACCCCGAAGATATATCTTCCTTAAGGGTTTTAGAAATAAATGATATTTATGAGGTTAGTCCCTCTGAAACATATTTTGAAATTATTGAAAAACCTTTAATTTGGGTCGATAGCGAAGTGGTTAAACGCGGCGGTCTGTAAAACCGTTCCTCCTTAGGTTCGGAGGTTCAAATCCTCCTCGGCCCACAATGTAATATGCAAAGATTTTAATTCTGTCTTTGAATATATAGAATAAAAACTATGGTTCAGAGAAAAATTAAAATCACCGATAAAGAGATCTTAGAAATCTTTAAGAAACATATTACTCTTCATGAAGCTTCAGCAGAATTAAATATGACTACAGTTTCTTTATGGAGAAGAGCAAAAAAATTAGGTATAAAATGGTCAGATAAAAAAATTCATAAAGGAGGAGCAGAAAAAATTCCTTTAAATGAAATTTTGGAGGGGAAACATCCATATTATCAGACTTTAAAACTTAAAAAAAGATTACTTAAAGAAGGGATTAAAAAGAACAAATGTGAAATTTGCAGTATAGAAAATTGGAATAATCTTCCTTTAAATATGCAATTAGATCATATAGATGGGGATTCTCATAATCATAAACTTGAAAATTTAAGAATGATTTGTCCAAACTGTCATAGTCAAACAGAAACATATTGCGGAAAAAACTTAAAAATATGAGACTTGAATCGCCTTTTGGATTTATTGATTTTGATGTTATCGTTGATGAAAAATATCCCGATGGATTATTGCTTTTCATGGGAAGCTATATCAAAAAAGAATTTAGAGGTCAAGGAAAGTTCAAGGGAATGGTAAATACTTTATTTTCTCGAATGAAAAAAGGAACGGAAGTTCAGGTATCCCTAGCAAATAAAAATTTAGTTCATTTTTTTAAATCCATGGGATTTGAAGAAACTGGTGAAATTGAATATTGGGGGAAACCCGATAATACTATAAATTTAAAGGGGAAAATATAATTGGCCGGTTCGTCTAGATGGCTCAGGACATCGCCCTTTCACGGCGGAGATCACGGGTTCGAATCCCGTACCGGCTACCATGCATGAATTACTCATAGCCCATTCAAGAAGCTGTTGGATGACCACCTATACTATCATTCCATTTTACGGAATGTCCCAATTGGGTTAAAGGAAATAGGAGAAGGTTATGGTATAAGCGGATATGCTGGAAATGGTATACAGAACAGACCGAGGATCTGTGCTCTTTTGAGCGTGTGGGTTCGAGTCCCATTATCTGCACTTTTTGCATACGCACACGAAAAATATATAAAATAAAAGTATGTTCGTTTGCGAATGCGGTAAAAAATTTGAAAAAAACAACTCTTTAAATGCTCATTTTTCCCATTGTTTAATTCATAGGAAAGGTAAACCTCCTATTGATAGATTTGGGGAAAAAAGAGCTTGGAATAAAGGATTAACCAAGGAAACAGACGAAAGAGTAAAAAAACTTTCTATAATTAATAGCGGGGAACATCATCCTAATTGGAGAAAACATCTTTCTCGTGATCATAAGGAAAAATTATCTAGGTCTTTAAAAGGAAAAACCGGTGGAATGAGATCCGGCTCTAATAAATGGAAAGGCCAATATATTTTTTATAATGATCAAAAAATATGGCTAGATAGTTCATGGGAGAAAAAATTTGTGGATCATCTTATTTCTTTAAATATTAAATGGGTGAAGAATACAAATAAATGGGGGTTTAAATATAAATTTAATGACAGATTTTTTACATATTATCCAGATTTCTTTCTTCCTGATTTAAATATATGGATCGAGATAAAAGGGATGGAAAAAGAAAAAGATAAATTTAAATGGGGGCAATTTCCTGCCAAATTAATAATTTTAAAATCTATAAAGGAAATAGAAGATTTTTATCCTTGATGAACGAAATTTTTTGAAAAAAGTTTTTTTCCTATTGATTTTTTTTGTATATTTACTATGGAAATTAAAACTTTTAGAGATGAATATTCCGGCTACAATATCAACACCTAAAGTTTTCTTAGATCCAGAATTAGGGGAACTTGAAATTATAGGAAGATCATATCCCAGTAATTCTTTAGAATTTTGGAAGCCCATTTTGGATAGCATTTCTGAAATACCTTCAAGAAAATTCTCCATAAAGATTGGATTTGAGTATCTTAATTCTTCATCTCTAAAATTTCTTTATGGTCTTTTGAAGATATTTAAGGAAAAGCATCAGGTTATATCCATTGAATGGCTTTGCGAGGAAAAAGATCGTGATATGGAAGAAATAGCTAAATTCTTTTCAGAAGAAATTTCTCTTCCTTTTAAAATTATTAAGGTAGCTTCCTTTTAATAAATTCTAATGTATTGAATAGGAAAGCTCGAGATTCGAGCTTTTTTCGTGGGTTCGTATAGTTGGTTGCGTATGCTTAGTACGTCGGCCTTTCAAGCCGGAAACACGGGTTCGACCCCCGTACTCACGACTAAATCCACCTGGCGTATTCCTGAATGGTCCTGCCAGATCAGTAGGGGGTATATGGGTGGTCTCTAAAGAAATCCTGGCAGGGAGATCTACGGGGTTAACTTCGGTCGTCTAGTGGCCTAGGACTCCGGCACCAGCCGGAAACATGGGTTCGAATCCCATCCGTCGGGCAAATTGAGGGATAAATAAAATAAAAGTACTATGGTTTTTGAAATCCTCGAATATGAGGCAACCCCTAAAACCCCTCATGTTTATTTTAATGGCAATAAGGGAATTTTGAATATCGAAGGAAGATGTATCCCAGAAGATGCTTCTAAATTTTTTGAAGAACTACATTCTTTCTTTGATAGGTATCGAAAATCCCCAAATTATCTCTTAAAGATGTCTGTATACTTAGAATATTTTAATACAGCATCTGCAAGAGAATTGATGAAACTTTTTAAAAGATTAGAAGAGTTTCCATCTGAAATAGCATGGTATTATGATAAAGGCGATATTGACATGCTTGAAGCGGGAACTGATTTTTATGAAATTCTCCAAGGTAAAGTCCCATTATTTCTTCTTGAAAAAGAAAAATAATTTAACGGGAATTTAACAGAAAACATTTTTATTCAATCAGATCTTTTTGTATATTTGTTCTATTATTACAAATAAACGATCTTTCATATTTTGATTTTCCAATCCGTAGTAAGCTAAGGGATACTTCGAACTATAACGGTCCTAAGGTAGTCCCGGGACAGCGATGTCTCCACGAATGGCAAATGAGAGTTATCCTGCGGGGTGCTCTTCATCTCTCGTAGATGTAATGCCAGTCCAATGCTGAATAATATGCTCGAAAGAGCGAGGGCTGGGGTTAAAAGCCAGGCAACTGGTGCCCTAAAAAATTCAGTAATGACGGCCACCCAACGGGGATTGCAAAATCCCCCAGATAACACCCTTGCAAGGATTCTCGGATTAATTTATACGCCCCGTCCCACCGGCTACAAGAAAGGATGGCTCTATCATAATAGTGATCATAAAGGGTAGATGCGCGGTGAAAGTCCGCGATGGGGTAGCCCTAAGGATACTCCTTCAGAAGGAGGTCCGAAGATGCCTGCCGACCAGAGCATGAGATGGTCCTCACCTATGAGTAAATAGGGGTTTTTTGCGTTCTCATTTTATCCTAAGAAAATGAGGGTACCGCTTCCACGGCGTGATAGGGGTCTGGCCACGAGACAGATGCGGTGGTAGGGTTTTTACGTTTCTGATTTTTCAGCTTGGGGATTTTAAACCTTTCTCCTAAACAAAATCGGTGTACTGCAAGGTTCCGGCATATTGGACCTTTCGGCTAGCTTCAGCCAATGTAGGAATGGCATCCGTGAGCAAGAGCAACCAGCGCAAGGTTCTCGGAGGGGAAGTTTAATCTTCCCCTTTTCTTTTTTATCGTTCTTTGAATATTTGTTATAATCTAGGGCGTTTGCGAAGATATATAAATTAAAAATGTATATTTGCAAATGCGGGAAAGAGTTTAGAAAACAAAATTCTTTAAATGCCCATTTTTCTCATTGTTTAATTCATAGAAATGGAAAAATTCCTATAAATCGTTTTAAGGGAAGGGAAAATTGGAATAAGGGGCTTAAAAAAGAAACTGATGAAAGAGTTCAAAAATATTCGAAATCATTAAAAGACTCTTTAAATAGTGGAAAGGCTATCCCGAGTTTTTTTGGGAAACACCATTCAAATAAAACCAAAGAAAAGCTTAGTTTAATTCAGAGCACTTCTCATAAAGGGGGATATTGCAAATGGATTCCATACCAAAAGGAGGATAAAATAATTTATCTTCAAGGATCTTGGGAATTTAAATATGCCCAATATTTGGACTCATTAAATTTGAAATGGATTAAACCCGGGCACGGAGATTTAAAATATTCTTTTTTCTGGATGGATGACTCGGGGATTAAAAGAATTTATACCCCAGATTTTTATATCATAGATTATAACCAATATATTGAAATAAAAGGATATTGGAGAGAAAATGATAGAATTAAAATGAAAAAAGTTCTTGAACAAAATAAAATATCTCTTCAAATTCTTGAAAAGAAAGATTTAAAAAATCTTAATTTATTGTAATCGCCCTCGTGATGGAAATGGGTAGACATACCAACCTCAAAAGTTGGTGCTTATAAAATAGCGTGTGGGCTCGAGTCCCACCGAGGGCACGACAGTGACAACAGGTTCCAGCCTGGTGCAAAATTGACTATAATAATAGGATGATGAGATTAATCTGGACGTATCATCCTTGCCACTGTTTCTTTTTCTTAGCCAACATGTCCTCAATCTTTTAACCTACATTTAACAAAACTTATTTTTGTTTTTGGTTAAAAAGATGTAAATTTACCTCTCTAACAATTTTAAAGTATTAATAATCAAAACAAATTTTTATGGCAGAAGGAAGAAGTGGTGACCTTGTTTTATCTCAGGGAACATACGTATTACTTCAGGACGGAGCTACAGGACAGGTAGAAGTTGTTACAGGCCCTCACAAAGTTTCTCTTGCAGATACAGATCGTCCCGTTGTTTATGACAGGGAATCCAGATTATTCACACCGACCACATCTGAAAAAGCTATCAGGGTATGCCCTGCAGCAGATGAAGGTCAGTATCTTGTTCTTACCAATCCGTCTAAAGACGAGAGTGGTTTGAAACATCCTACAAAAGGAAAACAGAGCTCCATCGACCTTAACATGGGACGTAAACTGAATATTCAGGGTCCTACTGTTTTTGCTCTATTTCCTGGTCAAGTAGCAGATGTAATTGATGGACATCAGCTTAAATCCAATGAGTATCTTCTTATCCGTGTTTACAATGAAAAAGAGGCTAAAGAAAACCTCAAAAATTCAGTGGTTAAAGGAGCAGAAGGAACAGATGCAAAGGAAAATGTTGTTAAACAGCTTTTTGATGAAAAAGAAATTCGTACTGGAAATCTTCTCATTATAAAGGGAACCAATGTGTCTTTCTATATGCCTCCAACTGGCATTGAAGTACTTGAGGAAAAAGGAAAATATACTCGCGACGCTGTTACTCTGGAAAGATTAGAATATTGTATTCTTCTCGATCAGAATGGCGACAAAAGGTATGTAAAAGGACCAGACGTTGTGTTCCCAAAACCAACAGAGGTATTCGTGGAAAATAAGGGTCAAAAAGTTTTCAGGGCACTTGAGCTTAACGAAAATATGGGTATCTATATTAAAGTTATAGCTGATTACTCAGAAGATGGAAAAGACTACTCAGCTGGGGAAGAACTCTTTATCACTGGTGAAGAGCAGAAAATTTACTTCCCGCGTCCAGAACATGCTATTGTAAAATATGGATCAGAAACCATTCATTATGCAACAGCAGTTCCAGCAGGTGAAGGACGTTATATCTTGGACAAAATTACAGGTGCAGTTAAGCTTGTAGTAGGTCCTAAAATGCTTCTTCCAGATCCAAGAAAAGAAGTTATCGTAAAGAGAATTCTAAACGATAAAACTGTTTCCCTTTGGTTCCCAGGTAATAAAGAAGCTTTACAGTATAACCAGAGTCTAAGGGCTTCGATGGGAGAATCCGAAAAGGATTATGTTGAAGAACTTGGAGAACGTCTTGTAAAAGGACGCGGAAGCGTATCAAAACAAACCCTTTATTCTTCAGCTGTTGCTGGATATATGGGGGATGAAATGGAAAGAAAACAGGAATATACTAAGCCTCGTACCATTAAATTGGATACAAAATACGAAGGTGCAGTTCTTCTTAATATCTGGCCAAATTATGCTGTTCAGGTTGTTAACAAGAATGGGGAACGTAAGGTTGTTGAGGGACCAAAAGTAATCATGCTCGAGTATGATGAAACTCTTGAAGTTCTCGAACTTTCAACTGGCAAACCTAAGACAGACCACGATCTTCTCAAAACAGTTTATCTGCAGACAAAGAATAACATTGTTTCCGATATTGTAACTCTAGAAACTAAGGATCTTATTCCAGTTGACGTTCGTATTTCCTATAAGGTTAACTTTGAAGGAGATAGCAAAAAATGGTTCAATGTTTCTGACTATGTAAAACTTCTTGCACAGCACATGAGATCTCTCATTCGTAATGTTGCTAAGAAGCAGACAATTCAGGAATTCCATGGAAATGCTACGGATATTATTAGGGATATTATCCTTGGTGAATCCAAAGAAGGTAAGAGGAAAGGACGTTCGTTTGAGGAAAATGGAATGACTATCTACGATGTTGAAGTTCTTGATGTCAGAATTGGGGATGAAGACATAGCCGAAATGCTTATAAGCAGCCAGCATGATGTAGTGGAGAACAATCTTAAAGTTCTCCAGCTTGAGAAAGAGCTTGAGTTTACTAGGGCTTCGGAAAATGTAATTCGTCTGAAAATAGATGAGAAACTTAAAACTCAAGCTAAACAAACAGAGGCTGAACTTGCTCAAGAAGCTAATAACAATAAGGTTCTTTCAACTAAGCTTGCTAATCAGAATAATATTGAAAAAGCTAAATTGGATAGCCAGGTTGCTTATGAGAAGTCTAAAGTTGATGCTCAGAATGCCCTCGAAGTTGCAAGGAAAACAGCTGAAAAAGATATTCAGGAAGTTCTGGATCTTATTGTCGAGGCTGCCCTTGCAAGGGAAAAGAAAGCAGAAGATCTTAAACTTGGATATGAAAAAGAACGTTCAGCTATTCATATCGAAGAGGTTAAAGCAGAAATGGCAGCTATTCAGCCAGGACTTATTGAAGCTATTGTTAGCACCAATGATGTTAACTTAGCAGAAATTCTTGCCAAGAATCTTAAGGAACAGAAGAATGGATCTCTTCTTGGGGATCTCTTTGGAAAGTCCGGGGGATTTGAAGGTCTACTTGAAACAGTAAAAGGAACTCCCATACATGATCGTCTAACTAAAATCCATGAGGATTATAAGAAGATGAAAGGAACTTCAAAAACTGAATAATTGATTAAGAAGGGGCTATCGTCAATTTAGCCCCTTCTTTTTTATTTTTATGACATTTTGTCGATAAATAAGGATCGGCATAATTATCGGAAGATATATATTATTTAAGAGATATTTTTTATTAAAAACAAAATCATGAAAAAACCATTTTATTACTAGATTCATTCAAAACTTATCGTCATTACAAGACGAGATTTAGCCCCCGGAATTCAGGCTGTACAAGCTGCTCACGCAGCAATTGATTTCCAACATCAACATCCTTCTATTGCTCGCGAATGGAATACAAATTCCAATTATCTCATTTTCTTATCTGTACAAGACGAGCAAGAACTCAAAAAGTTTATTCAAAAATTTCAGATCTATGATCTCAGACATACTATCTTTGTCGAACCTGATTTAGATAATCAAATTACTGCGGTCTGTGTTGAACCATCTGAAAGGACTATGAAATTATGTTCTCATTTACCTTTGGCACTTCGTGAATTTAACGGGTCTTTAACGCAAGGGTAATGAGATTTTTTTGTATATTTAAACTAAAATTTTTGAACTATGGAACACTAGATTATTAGACCGCCTTAACCATGATTATTTTATTTGGACACTAAATGGACATAAAATATGGACATTTGGACATCAATCAGGACAATTTTAATTTTTTAACTCAAATAAAATAATAATCATGGAAACTTTAACTATCAATAAAATTGCAATTAACGCTTTAAAAAGCGATATTAAAAAACTTTCTGAAGAGCAGAAATTTTTAAGAAACCAGAGAAAGACAGTTTATATCAAAGGGGAAAGAACAATGGAACCTTGGGTAGCTGCCATGCAACACAGAGCCAACAGAGAAAAATTAAGAATCATGTTTGCTGCTTATGGTTTAATGAGAGGAAAATCTTTAGAACAAATTGAACCAAATTCATCTGAAGAAAATTCTATCAAAAACTTTCTACCTCGGATAAGTAAAACTATCGAAACCTATAACAAATTATCAGATGAGTTACAAAAGTGATTTCAAAAAAAGGGAGCTCGAGCAAGAACTTGCAGGGGAAGAGTTAGAAATCCTTGAAGAAGAAAAAAAGCTAACTCCAGAGGAACTTCGTAAAAAAAGGCGTCAGGAGATAGAGGATGAAATACGGAGAGAACAGGCAGGATGGTAATAACAAGCATGGACATTATCATAGACATGATGTCCATGCTATTTTGGTTGCGTAGTTTAGTGGTTAGAACAGAGGTCTCTAAAACCTTATACGCGGGTTCGATCCCCGCCGCAATCACAAATTTTTGCTAAAACTTCAATAAAATAATCCATACAAAGAATAAATAAAATAAATAAAACTACGTATGGAATATTTAACTACTGAAACTTTCAAAGAGAAAGTTTTTAATTTTGAAAGCGAATCCGAATTTAAGGTAACAAAGCCCACAATAATTGATTTTTATGCTGATTGGTGTGGCCCTTGCAAGTCTATTGCTCCAATATTAGAAGATCTATCTAAAGAATTTGAAGGAAAAGTAGATATTTATAAAGTAAATGTAGATGAGAACCATGAATTGGCTGGTGCATTTAATATTAGAAGCATACCTGCCCTCCTTTTTGTTCCCATAGAAGGTAAAGCCCAAATGATAGCAGGGGCTCTTCCAAAAACTTCTCTTAAGAAAGCTATTAAAGATATTTTTCATATTGAATAATGTCTCTTTTTGAAAAAATATTAAAACCATCTGGATCAGAAAAATTCTGGCAGGAGATGTCTTTAGAAGATCGAAGAAGACTTCTTGAATCCCATAATCTTTGGCAGGGGGCTAATACATATTTTTGGCAATATTTACCTAAAGAAATTAAGGATTGTGTCGATGAGGAATATAAAAAGCTCGACGATAAGTCCAGATATGAATGAATTTGAATTTTATATATAAATAAAATTTAACAATTTTTTAACAAGAAAATATTTTTTTCTATAGAACTTTTAATTATATTTGCTCTATAGAAACTAACAAAGAATTTTTAGTTGTAGTAAGAAAAGAGTTACTTCGATGGCAATTTGAAAAACGCTCTTTTCAGGTTTCTCAACACTAATTTGCATACTTTTTTAATTTTTAATTTATATGCAAGCCCGAGAAACCCTTAGTTGATCGGGCTTTTTTTGTTAACTTAAAAAGAATAAAATGACAAACGAAACGGTTTTATCGACTATCGAGTACACAGGAAAGGATGCTCAGAAAGCTGATTTTTGGAAAGACTGTTATCATGAAGATGAAGTAACTCCAGAAATGAGGACAACTGGAAAACAGTGGTTCAGGTATCAGGTTAAATTCGATGGAACGAAACCTATCCAGATAACTAAATCCGAAAGGATTTAAAAATCCGACCCGGGAGAGGTAAAAGCATCCGAATCCGTCGTCAATGGAAAGAGGAAGCCGCTCAAAGAAACTGGTGATGAAGGAATAGAGGTTGCAAAGGGAGAAATCCTACGTACTATTCTTTAACAGGTAACCAGGAAAATTGACTCAGCAGCAAGCGCAATCTTCGGATAAAGCTGTTAGCCCCAAGAGTAAAGAAGACGTGAGGGGCGGTCGGATTTTAATTTTTAAAATTAATTCTTTAGTAAAAACTAATAGTAAAAAAGGAGGTCAATTATGGCAAAGTACAACACCAAGAGGGAAATTTCTCTCGCAGACCAGAAGAGCGGAGTTGAAAAGACTACTACTCACCAGGGGGGACAGGGTTACACTCAGCGTCCAGAAGCGGAACTTATCGGTATCCTCGCAACGGGTATGGGTAACAACTTTTACGAAAAGGAAACTGAACGTGAAAAGAGGTTCCGTGATGTTCTCGGAAAGGTTGCAAAGGTTAACAAGCTTTTCGCAGCTAAGGCACTTATTTACGCTCGTACTATTTTTGGACAGCGTTCCGTTACTCACTTCGGTGCAGTTGAAATGATTCCTCACCTTCAGGGGGACCCACTTGCTAAGAAGTTCTTCACCAAGAGGGACAAGAAGGCAGAACGTGGTGGAATTATCTGGAGGCTTGATGACATGGCTGAAATCCTTGCGGCATATTTTGCAAAGAACGGCCAGGAAGCATCTCTTCCTAACTCCCTTAAGAAGGGATTCAAGGATGCTCTTGAACATGCTGATACTTATGAACTCGCTAAGTACCAGATGAAGAACAGGGGTGTATCACTTGTTGACATCGTTAACCTTGTGCACCCAGTTGAAACTCCTAAGAATGGTTTCATCTATGTTTCCGAAGCAGATTACCTCAAGGCAACTGCTGGAACAAAGTTCGTTGGTAAGGAATACCAGAAGAACGAAAAGGGCGAAGTTCAGGTTCCTGCACTCCGTGCTCTCGTACTCGGGATTCTTAAGCAGTTCAACACCGTTGAAGATAAGAATACTGAAGCTGGTAAGGTTGTAGCTGAAAAAGTTAAGTCTGGTGAAATAACCCAGGAACAGGCTGCAGCTCAGCTTAACGAAGCTAAGACCGAAAACTACAAGGAACTCATTGAAACCAAGAAGATTGGTTACCTTGCACTTCTTCGTAACATCAGGAATATTCTTAAGACTAACGATACAGTTCTCCTTGACAAGGCGTGCGAACTTCTTGTCGACCAGAATTTCATCCGTAAGTCACTTGTTTGGCCTCACCAGATTGACCTTGCTCTCGAAGTAATGTTAATCGAATTCAATGGTCGTCAGCTCCAGAAGATTGCAGCAGCTCTCGATGAAGCTTACGAAAAGTCAATTCCAAACCTTAAGCAGCTTCTTCCAGAAGGAAAGACTGCAGTTGTCTTCGACACTTCAGGTTCTATGGAAGGCGGATGGGGCGGTGGAATCAAGATTGATGGCAAGCCAAGCAACTCTCGCCCAGTTGACAAGGCAGCTCTTATCGCAGCAACTTTTGCCAAGGGTACAGGCGGAGACGTCTACCACTTCGGTTCATCTTGCTCCGTTATTAAGGGATGGAATCCAAATGATTCTATCAACACTCTTAAGAAGAGCTTTGCTCGTCATATCGGTGAAAATGGTCATGGAACCTTCTACGCATCTATTCTTCCTGAACTCGAAAGGGTAGGAGGTGGATACGACAGGATTCTTATCATCACCGACGAACAGGGTGCAGACTCTTTCGAAGATACCTACAAGAGGTATTCTGGAAAGTATGGAACTCCATACGTTTACTTCATTAACATTGTAGGCTACGGCCCAACAATGGCTAAGGCTGGAAACAAGGTATTCCGTCTCTTCGGATACTCTGCAGACATCTACGAAAAGATACCTCGCTTGGAAATGAACATCAATGAAGTCATTGATGCTATCAACAAGATAGAAATCTAAACCGGATACTAAGAACCCCGGAGGTTCCGGGGTTCTTTTTATTATAAATTAATTTAATTATCAATTCAATGAAACAAGGAACAGTAAAATTCTTCAACGAAACAAAAGGCTTCGGATTCATCAAAGAAAAAGGAACCGGCAAAGAATACTTTGTTCATATTTCTGGAATTAAGGAATCTACCTTACAGGAAAATGACGAAGTTGAATTTGACCTTGTAGAAGGAAAAAAAGGTTTAAATGCAGTTAATGTCACATTAGTATAAGACTTTTACACCCGGAAGCAAAACCCGAAATTAATTTCGGGTTTTTTTGTTAATAAACAATAACATTTTAATATTAAAAAACGGCACAATTTTTTCTATATAATATATTAAATAAAATAAATTTACCCTATGAAGAAGATTTTAATTTTAGCAATCATGTTTTTCCTTTCCCTTTCGGCTTTTGGAAAACACTGGGAGCATGAAAGAATGTCCCCGATGGAATTTGATGAAATAGTAACAAATGCTATTTTAGATGAACTTTCAGCTGCTGGCTATACTATTTTGCCAGAAGTTGTTGTAACAGCTTACAGAAATCCTCAAGACACCATTAAAATTCGAGAAAGAATTCAGGACCAAAAAGGGGATCAAAAAAGAGATCAGTTTAGAAAAAGAGACAGAAAACAAAATGAAACTGGAGATCAATATCAAATGAGAGATCAGAAAAGAGATCAATTCAGAGATCAAAAGAGAGATCAAAAGAGAGATCAAAAGAGAGATCAATTAAGGAACCAGGATCACAAAAGAGATATGAAACAAATTCATAGGCAAGCTCGCCCAATGCCAAGACCAATGGCCCCAATGGGTCCAGGTCCAAGAGGAAGAAGATAATTTTTAACTTAAAATTAACACCCGAGGTATTTTTTTATCTCGGGTTTTTTATGTATATTTGTAAAAATAATCTGTATGGATGAACTTGAATTATATGTTGTAAGAAATAAGCAGGGAAAATATTTTCGTTCCAAAGGATATGGAGGATATGGATCTAATTGGGTCGATGAATTAAAAAAAGCAAAGATTTATCCAAAAATTGGACCCGCAAGATCCCAGGTTACTTTTTGGGCAAATAATTATCCCGATTATGGAACTCCGGAAATTGTTGTTCTAACAGTTACTACTTCTCGAGTTTTAAATGAGGAGGAAAGAGTTAAAAAAGCTATCATTAAAAGCAAAAGAGAAGAAATTAATAGGGAACTTTATTATGCTCGAGAAAAAATGAAAGAAGCTGAAGAAAGAGTTCGGCATTTTTCTGATCAGAAAGCTCTTCTAAATGCTCAATCTAAAGTAGAAAAATTAGAAACCCAGCTTAAAGAATTGTCATGAGAAAATATATGTGGATCATATTGGTTCCTCATTCTGATAATAATGGCAAAAAATTTCCAATAGAACATCATTGGAAGTGGGATTCTTTTGTGAAAGAAATTACAGGAGGATTGACTATACATCGTGTGGCGAAAGGGGAATGGATAAATCCATTTGGGGAACTTTATAAAGATAAAATGATCCCTGTTCATGTTTCCTGCACCGAAGAAGAAATTCATAAAATTATTGATTTTACAATCAAACATTATGATCAGGAAGCTGTTACAGCTTATGCAATCTCTGATTATGTTATAATAAAACACAAAAATGAAATCGTATGAAATATAGAATGTACTTTTTCGTCCCATATAATATATCTCCTATCCAACAGGCGATACAGGCAGGTCATGCAGCATTGGAATATGCTTGGAAGTTTTTTGAAAAGAATGATTATAAGGCTTTCATGCAAGATAAAACATGGATAATTCTTAATGGAGGAACGACAAATAAAAATTGGACTACAGAATTGGGGATTTCTCCTCAAAGGGTCGGAACTCTAAATGCTATTGCCGATAATCTTGAAGATGTAGGCATAAATTATGCAATTTTCGAAGAGCCAGATTTAAATGATGCTCTTACTGCAGTTTGCTTTCTTGCTGATGAGAGAGTTTGGGATTGGGAAAACTATCCTAATTTCAGGGATTATTTAAATAATACTGCATTGGATCTAGCAGAATATCCTTTTCTTAAACATAAAAGGATTAAGAACAAATCAGATTTTTCTGATTCTGATTTACTTATTTCTTTTCCAAAAGAATATTATAATTGGTTAGAAAAAATTGGAGGAGAAAAAAATGCTTTTCTGAAAAATCTTATTGAAGATAAAAAATTAGCATAATGGCAACAATTAATGAAATAATGTCGGATCTCGAGGTTATTAATCAGCAAATATCAGCCGTTATTATAGAATTCAATGAATGGCTTGATATATGCAGGGAAATGGGAATGACTGATGATGAGATATTAGCAAAAATAAATGAACCCTGGGATTTTTCTTCTTTTTCATCATTGGAAGAAGCTATTGAATGGTTTGAAGATTTAGGAATTTAATTATGGCATTCTTTTCTTTCGGCGGAGATTATCCAGATTCAGGGCCTTTATCAATTGGTCAGAGGATTTTTCATATAATAATGATATTATGGACATAGGTTCAGGAAATGCCTATCCGGCAAATGCTTTGAGTAATTTTGCCCCTCATCCGTTTGAGATTGACGGCGTAAAATGTAATTCTATGGAAGGATTCTTACAATCTCTGAAATTTGAATCTAAAGAGATGCAAGAATATGTGTGCACTCTTGTAGGATATTCCGCTAAGAAAAAGGGATCCAAAAAGAATTGGAAACAATCCCAGACCCTTTATTGGAGAGGGGTTCCTATTAAAAGAGATTCTCAGGAATATCAGGATCTTCTTGATCGTGCGTACTCAGAACTATATAAGAATACAAAGTTTAAAGCAGCTTTGGAAGCTTCCGGTAAATCGGTCCTTACTCATTCAATTGGTAAATCCAAAATATCCGAAACTGTGTTGACAACGAAGGAATTTTGTTCAAGGCTTACTAAGTTAAGGGACACTGGAACTTTAACGCCGCCTAAACAAAAAAAATTAATTTGATATTGTTATTTTTAGTATTTTTATAAAAAATAAAACAATGGGAATAATTGCTAATCATATTAAAGGTAATCTCTATGCCACATCGGGGAATTTTGAATTTGCATTTCTTAGAGATAGATGCGAATTAATATTAAGAAATGATCCTGCTGTTTGCAGCCAACGAGATGATTTAATTTCATTAAAAGATGGGAAATATCGTATAGAGGGAGGAGTCCTTTATATAAAAGCTACCAGAATTTATTTTGGCTATCTTCCTGATTATTGTGAAAAAGAAAATGTTTGGAGTCCAAGAGCAATTTATTGGCCAGATGAAAAATTTCTTTTATCACTGGAAAATCCCCCCGAAGTAAAAGAGGTTATCATTAAAAGATGGTGGAGGAATAACAAAAAAATTCAAGCGATTGAATTATCTGAAGACGACCCCAGATGGTATAAAGCTAAAGTAGAGCATCCTTTCGAAATGGCTATAGAAAATTTCAGGCTAAATGAATCAAATCTTGTAAAATGAAATATGATTATAAAGTTATCGAATTAGTTGGCTTCGATCAAACATTGGATTCCGGGGATTTTGCTAAACTTCAGAAATGGTTTGATGAAGGATGGGAATATGTGAATAGTATTATTCAACCTTTATCAACAAGAACTAATTATTCAACTAAAAGATCTGCTGTTGCAGTAATTTTAAGAAAAGAATCAATTAAAAACCCTTTAGATTAATGGCTCAAATGCACGACATATTTATGAAAACGGCTTTTCACTTTGCAAGTAAAAGCCATTGCGTATCCCATCATGTTGGGGCTGTCATTGTTAAAGATGGAAGAATCGTATCAACAGGAATAAATGGAACTCCAGAAGATATGCCTAATTGTGATGAGATTTTTGATAAAGATAATTTTGACAGAGAACAGCATCATCATTGGTCAAAGGATAATGAAATACATGCTGAAATGAATGCAATTGCTTTCGCCGCAAAACATGACATCGGAATAGGTGGAGCAGATATGTATGTCACTATTTCTCCTTGCAATGATTGTCTTAAGAATATGATCCCTGCCGGAATTAAGAATGTTTATTATCTTTATCTTTATGATAAGATCGCCCTTAATCCCGCTCTTCTTAAGAAAATAAATGTTCAGGAAGTTCCTGGGGCTGAAGAGATTAAAAAATTTATTGAATATAATGATCTTTTATATAAACCTAAAAATCGTTAAAAATGGGATTTTTTGTTAAAGATGAATACAGAACTAATCCTCTTTCTCACAGACCAGGGGGATTTGACGTTGAAATATTTTTTACAACGGGGCCTTCAAGAATTTATTCAAAGGTAAAATCTCCTTATAAATTCTGGAAAGAATCAAGGGAAAATGATCCAAATATAAAGGGATATAAAGTTCGCGGAGTTTCAAAATAATTATCATGGAAGATACAGGAAGACCTTTAAAACCCGTACATTTTCACCTCTTTAAACCTCATAACAGCATTTTTAAGAGTACGAGGAAAGATAGGGCTCAGGTTCAATTAGTCATGTGCTCTAGATCTGATGAATGCGATCTTTTTAAAAGAGGTCAATGTTCTTTTACTTCCTCCTTTGGATGGCATGCTTGTCCTTATGGAACCTATAGAAAATATGAAGGATTTACACCTAGAGCAAGAGCTTATTCAGAATGGATAAGAAAGGAAGAAGAAAAATACAAGGGAACACCATATCTAAATAGTCATTCAGATGTTTTAGCTTTCATTGGGGATTATGTATTTCTTCCTTATGCTCACATGGATATGGCTGATGTGGGATGGATACAAAAAAACACCGGCTGGTTTGGTAAAGGATGTGCTTTCTTAAAGAAAGAATTATTTACCCCTCAGACAGTTCTTCAACTGATTGATTTTAGACCTCAAGCAATGATGGGAGGAGAAATAAAGGATTATCAGGAAAAAACAATTCCTAAATTTGTTAAACATCTTCAGGAAAAATGCCCCGATTTATTGAAGGAAGTTGAAAAGCTAGAGATTAAAAGAGCTCTTGATCTGGGACGAAAAAATGGCGAAGAACAGGAAAATAAATTTTTTAGATCAAGGGTAAGAAAAATTCTTGAAGAATATTCATATATTGGCAGAAAAGCTATTCTTGAAACATTAAATCCTAATGTTGGCCAATTTACAGATATTCATAAAGGAAATTGGATCTGGGATGGATCATATCTTATATCCTTAAATTCAAAGGCCTCATTTATGCTTGTAGATAAATTTGAAGAAATAAGGATAAAACCAAAACCTGGATCTGTGGTAGTAATTACAGATAATGCACAAGTTAACGAAAAAACCGAATTTTTATCATGAATTATCAGGATTATCAAAAAAATAAGGAAAGAAAATTTCCGATCGGGGCCAAGGTCACTCCAGGGGATCCGATAAAAATAGAAAAGAAGCATACTCCAAAAAGAAAAATATTGGATATTTTATCTGAACCGCAATATCCTAATCTAGGTGCTATTGTAGCTGTTATTTGTATGCTTGTTTTTTGGAATACTCAAATAATTCCAGCTATCTTATCATGGATAACATTTACTTTATTTTTAATCTCTTACGCAAAAGGAAAATCCAAAGGATGGCTACCTTGGATCTGGGCTTTCAATGCATCAATTTGGACATTACATCAAATTATAGGATAATATGAATTACGAACTTGCAGTAAATAACATTCGTGGGGAATTAAAAAAATATCTCCAGAAAACAAATCTTAAATCTCTTGTTATAGGAATATCCGGAGGTATAGATAGCTGTCTCTGCGCAGCCTTAGCTCGCCCTGTTTGCGATGAATTGGGAATAGCTTTAATAGGCAGAAGCCTTCCTATTAAAACAAATGAAGAAGATGAACTCTTTAGGGCAAGGGAAACCGGAGAAGCTTTTTGCACTAATTTTAAAGAGGATAGAATTCTTGAGCTTTATTATGATAGAATGTCTTCAGAATTAAACCCCCAGATAGATAACCAGGAAATGCAAAAATGGAAGATCCGTAATGGCAATATGAAAGCGAGATTACGTATGACTTACCTATATAATCTTGCTTCCATGAATAATGGAATGGTTCTTTCAACTGATAATTTAACTGAATATCTTCTTGGATTCTGGACACTTCATGGTGACGTTGGCGATTTTGGAATGATACAAAACCTTTGGAAAACAGAAGTGTATAACATGGCTGAATGGATTGCAGATAATTATCCTAATCCTTCTTCAAATCCAAAAGCGATTAATGCTATTCGGACAACAATCCAAGCTATGGCAACAGATGGTCTGGGGGTAACTAATTTAGGAGATTTAGGCCAGATTCTTTCTGACTGGCGTGGAACATCAAGAGAAGGATATAAAGAGGTTGATAGGGTCCTTCAGGTTTGGACTTCTATGCATACTCTCGAATCTACTCAGAAAACAATCCTTACCTTAGCTTATGAAAAACATCCGGTAATTCAAAGGCATTTAAATTCGGATTTTAAAAGAGAAAACCCTCAAAACATAAATAGGAACTTAATATGGACGACTTCTTAAATGATTTTAGGTCTCAAAAAATTGAGCCTTATAAAGGACCCGTATCCGCAGGCGATATGTTTAAATTAACTAGAGAATCTATTGAAGCATCTTTATCGGACGTATTTGAAAAAATAAGTAAAGCTGCTTCAGAAGGAAATGGAACTGCTGAAATTGAATGCGGATTAGATCAAACCCAGGTTTGGTATTTGGAAAAAATGGGATACACTATTGAAAATATTGGAAATAAGGAATGGGATGATTTAGAGGAAGGAGAAGAAATCTTAAATACCACTTGGGAAATTACCTGGTTTGATCAATATTGGAACCCCGAGGGAGAATATGAAGAAGAAGAATAATTTTTAAAATTTTAGATATATGAAAAAAGCTTTAATAGTTGTAGATGTTCAGAACGACTTTTGCCCGGGAGGGTCATTAGCTGTTCCTGAAGGAGATAAGGTAATTCCTGTTATCAATAAGCTTTTTCCGAACTTTGATTTAGTTATTTTTACAAAAGATTGGCATGATCCAGAAATGGAAGCATTTGCCTCTCAGCATACCGGCAAGAAACCTTTTGAGAAGTATACGAATTCGGATGGGCAAGAAGATACATTATGGCCTGATCATTGTGTTGCAAATACCCCTGGAGCTGATCTCCATAAAGATATTGATTTTGGAGCTATTCCCAAAGATTTTTATATTTTTAAGAAAGGAACTAAAAAAGATTATCATCCTTATAGCGGATTTGGGGATACAGAATTACAAGATTTTTTGGAAAGAAGGGGAATTCACCAGGTTTTTATAACGGGTTTAGCTCTTGACTATTGCGTTAAGGATACCGCTTTGGATGCAGTTGAAGCCGGATTTGATACTTATGTTATTGAAGATGCCTGTGCTTCAATAGATCCAGATATTAATCCCACCCTGCGAGAATTTAATAAAGCAGGCATATCTTTTATTGAAAGCTTTGAAATAGAACAAATATGAAACAACAATCTAAATCAATTTATGATTTCAAGAAGGGGGATATAATCACCCGCCTTGAGCCAATGGTAGACGAAGATGGATATAAGGATTTCTCTTTAGTTGGTGCCAAGTTAACTTTTATAGGAATTGCTAATGCGTGTGCTTATTTAGTGAGAAAGGCAAACCCCTTAATGAAAATCTTTTTGGGGCAAGATACAGATCAGCTTAAAATCCCTTTGGCTCTTTGCGAAAGCGGATGGGCTGTTTATGTTGAACCTGATTTTTTGGATAATCCTATTGAGTTAACTGATGAAAAAGCTTTAGAAGAGGAAATAAAAAAAGCTGTTGAAGAGGAAGATTATTTCAAAGCTGAGGCATTAAGAAAAAAATTGGAGGAAATTCGAGGAGAATCCAATAAAAATTAAAAAAATCCCTTAAATATTTTTTTATTTAGGGGATTTTTTGTATTTTTGCCCTATGGAACACTTTTCAAAAGACCTAGAAGGTCATGTTGATCGATTAGTTAAGATCATGGAAAAGATTCCTTCAAAAGGGGTTTCTATACTTACGGGTAGCAATGGATCCGGAAAATCACTTATTCGGTCTCAATTTATCTTTTATTTGGCCCAGAGAAAAAAGAAAAATGTTAAAGATATGAAAGGTCAGCTTGGATCTGTTTCCATGCAACTCCGGACCTCCTCTAATGCAGAATGGGGAGCTTTATCCGGAGCAATGAGGGATACTGAATGGATCCCCACTTCCTTAAATACTTTCGATCTTATAAAAGGGCTTCTCGACAAAAATTTTCCTTTTGTTATTATTGATGAACCCGAGATTGGGATGGGGGAAGAGCTTATTATGAGCCTTTGCGATTATCTAAATGAAGAATTGGCAAAACACCCCAAAAGAGGATTTTTAATAATTACTCATAATAGGTATCTTGTTGAAAATCTTAATTATAAGAAGTTTTTCAATTGCGATGGAATTAAAACTAAGGAGGATTGGTTAAATCGCCCTATGAAAAAAGCCGATCTTAAAGTTTTAGAAGAAAATGTTCTCTTTGATTTTATAAGGGATAGAAATAAAAAAGACAAATGAAAGATTTACATTACTTAAGAATTCAATTTCTTCTTTGGTTAAAGGGGAAAAAAGTTCGGGATTGGATGAACTGGGGGACTTATGGAAAAAATGGGGATCAGCCTCTAAAATGGGTAATTCTCAAAAATATGAGTGACGAACATATTCAAGCCATCCTTGATACTCAATTCCATATCGGGGGATTTTATAGGAGGCATTTTAATAAAGAACTCCAATTAAGAAAAAAATATCCTAAATTTTCAATTAAAGAAACGAAATGAACATACAAACAATTTCAATCGTAGTTCCAACAAGGGGATGCGTTAATAAATGTCCCATTTGTGTTTCTCGGATGCATGAAAATAATTATGAAAATTCATTCGACGAATTCAAAATTACCCAGAGAATAAAATGGGCCGTTATGAATGGAATAAACACCTGTATCATAACAGGAACAGGAGAGGCTTTTCAGAATTTCCATTTCCTTGGCCGTCTTGCAGATATTTTCCGTAAAATGAATCACCCGTTTCCTAATATTGAATTCCAAACAACCGGTGTCATGCTTGATGAATGCGATGAAGCTATTAATGGAAAAACGGGTAACATCGAAAACAAATATCATAATTTAGCACTTCTTAAAGAACTGGGGGTTAGTACAATTTCTCTTTCTGTTTCAAATGTTTTTGATTCAGCTAGAAATGCAGATCTTATCGGGATGCCTGATAAAATGAGGTTTTTGCTTACGGAGAGATGCCGTCTCATAAAAGACTCTGGCTTTAACCTTCGTCTTTCCCTGAATATGTATAGAAGCTATGACGACTCCCACCCTTCTCAAATTCTAAAGGCTTGTAAATTACTTGGGGCGGATCAGGTTACTTTCCGCAAATTATATCACGGAAATGATGATTCGGAGCAGACAAAATATGTAAAAGAACACAGATGCCAAAATTATACACTTAACAAAATTAAGTGGTATATTGGGGGGACTGCAGAAAAACCACCGATGGGGAAACTCCTTTATAAACTTCCTTTTGGAGCCTTTGTTTATTCTATCGACGGAATGAGCACCGTTATTGATGATGATTGCATGTCGAAAGAAAATAATGAATCATTAAAATATGTTATCCTTAGAGAAAATGGAAAACTCTATTCTCAATGGGATGACGAGGGATCTTTAATATTTTAAGATATGGAACAAAAATATTTCATGTGGTATGACAGCGCTCATAAAGATTGGCCAATAGTAGGTCCGTTTTTTTATGGGGATCAAAAGATCATAGAGCCTAGATGCTATCATTCTCTGGACGAATTACTCAAAATCAGTATAAGTGATTCTCTTAAAAAGAGATTATCTTCTGCAAAAACGGGAACCCGGATAAAAATGCACTATCTTCATTCTTGCGGAGATATGATGGTCAAAAGGATTTCTGACGAACAGTTAAAGGCTCTTAAAGAAGCCTTATCCCTTGATCCGGAAATTATGGAGACTGATAAAAAATTGTCAGATCTTCGAACAAAACAGAAGAAAATTCTTCATAAATTATATGACAAAAAATAGATGGAAGCAATTATTAAAAGCCTATTAGATAATGATTTATATAAGTTTTCAATGATGAATGCTGTCTTGAAACTTTTCCCGACTGCTAAAGTTCGCTATACTTTTATTCTTCGATCCAAAGTGGATTTTCCCGAAGGATTTGCAAAGGAATTAAGAGAGCAAATTCAAGAGATGTCTAGTCTTCAAGTAACTTCAGAGGAAAAGAAATTCTTTGCTGAGAAGTGCAAGTATATTGATCCTTCCTACTTTGATTTTCTTGAGGGATATAAATATGATCCTTCAGAGGTGGGGATTATCCAGCAAGGAGAAGAACTACAAATTAATATCGAAGGTTATTGGTATCGAACAATACTTTGGGAAGTTCCAATTTTGGCTCTTATTTCTGAGCTCTATTTCAAAATGTATTCCGATAGAGCAGAAAAATATAAACAAGCTCCAAATGATATTAATGTGATAGAAGAAATATTCAAAATTAAATCGGAGGGGGAACGTCACGAAAATAATCAGAAAAAAGCTGCTATTTTTAATTATGCAAATATCAAAGTAGCGGATTTTGGAACTAGAAGGAGATTTTCTTATGATGTACAAAAAGAAATGGTAGAGGACCTAAGCAACCGAATGGCAAAAGGCTTATTCGTGGGTACTTCAAACGTTCATTTGGCACATCTTTATAATTTAACTCCTATAGGAACTGAAGCTCATGAATGGTTTATGTTCCATGCTGCAAAATATGGATTTCAGATGGCAAATGAACTCGGTCTTAAACATTGGGCAGATGTTTATAATGGAAGTCTCGGAACTGCGCTTGCAGATACTTTCTCAACAGAAGCATTTCTTAAGGCCTTCAATATGAAATACGCTAAGTTGTATGATGGTGTTCGCCAGGATAGCGGGGATCCATTTGAATTTGCGGATAAATTCATTGCACATTATAAAAAATTAGGGATCGATCCTTTATCCAAAACCATCGTATTTTCTGATTCCTTGGATTCGGATACTGCTAAGGATATTCAAAATTACTGCATCGGAAAAATTAAATGCTCCTTTGGAATTGGAACAAATTTATCCAATGACGTCGGGATAACCCCCCTCAATATGGTTATTAAAATGAGTGCAGCAAAACCAACTCCAGAAGACGAATGGATTCCTACTATTAAACTTTCAGATGCTGACGGAAAGCATACTGGAGATCCAAAAATGATTGAAGTTTGTAAATACCTTTTAAATTTAAAGTAATTTAGTAAAAGTTTTTTTATCTGGGAAATTATTCGTATATTTGTACAAACATCAAAGTAATGACAAAGAAAGATAAGGAAATTGAAAAAAGGCTGGAAGAAAGGAGAAAATCCCTTGAAAATCAGCCACCCGTCCCGGAACCTGTTATAGGACAAAAGATTTATGTTCCTACCTCATTGTATGTTTACAGAGGTGCGGATGATTTTGCCGGGGGTATAGCTACAATCAATAAGATTGAAAAAAGTGAATCGCTTCCCCATGATCATTATAATTATATAATGGTTGGAATTACCGAAAGACCCGGAACAATGTATAACTGGAGGCCTCTTCTCGAAAGACAGGAGGAACTCAAAAAAATGTTTGGCGATGAAATTGCTCATCCGGATCCCGATGATCGGCCCGAATTCAATGATGGAAATGCTGATTGGCACTAAATATAAAAATTATGGAAACTCCGAGATTTCGATTGACAAGAGATGTTTCGGTGAATGAATGCGAATGGTTACACCGGAATTTTAAGGAAGGGGAAATTGTTTTTGAATACCCTCTTTATATTTCTAGTTACATGAACAACAAAGGTATTATCTGTTCCGAAAAAGATTCAGAAAGCCCCTTTTTTGAATTGCCAAAAGATGCCCTTAAAAAAATAGAATGAGAAAGGATAAAATGATTGCATTTTTAAGAATATATAAATTAAAAAATGGATCATCGAAAGAAATATAATATTATTATTGAAAGAGCTAAGTCGGAAAACAGGAAAAAAGGAAATATCTATTATGAAGAACATCATATACTTCCAAAATGTTTAGGGGGAACGGATAAAAAAGAAAATTTAGTTTTATTAACTGCTAAAGAACATTATTTATGTCATCATTTATTAACATACATTTATCCAAATGATAAGAAAATTGCATTAGCTTTTTTCTATATGACTCATACAAGTACGAAATGCAAGATTTCTTCTAGAGAATATTCTTATGCAAAGGAATTAAATTCTAGATTTATTTGGAATAGGGGGTTAACAAAAGAGATAAACAAAACAATAAAAGAGCAGGGTAAAAGAAGGAGCCAGCAATTTAAAGAAGGAAAAATAAATACAATTAATTTTGGCAAAAAAACAGAAAAAGGATTAAAAAACATTTCTTTAGCCCAGAAGGGAAAAAATAAAAGCGAAAATCATAAAGAAAAAATACGAAAAACCCTCATCGGGAGAAATTTATCCGAAGAAACAAAACAAAAAATGAGAAATAATTCTCAAAAAGGAAAAAAACAAAAAATATTAATATGCCCCTATTGCAAAAAAACGGGGGGGACAACAATGTATCGATGGCATTTTGAAAATTGTAAATGGAAAAATATATGAATTACGGCCCAGCAGAACCAAAACAAGTAATAATTGTTCGAAAAGATTTGAATATGCGTAAAGGCAAGATCGCCGCTCAAGCAGCTCATGCTTCAATGAAAGCTATTTTTGATCTGATGTGGAACCAGAATCACTGGTGGACAGAAAATACTACCAAATGTCTTTGCGTAAAGCCAGATTCTCCTCTTGATCGTTGGGTAAATGGAATCTTCAAAAAAATTGTTGTTGGCGCAGAAAATCTAAATGAAATGGTTGAAGCTTATAACGAAGCTAAAAAACAGGGGATTATTTGTTCAATGATTGAAGATTCTGGATTAACAGAGTTTGGGGGAAAAGTTACTATAACTGCTGTAGCAATTGGCCCGGATCTTCCAGAAAAAATAGATCCAATAACTAGTAAATTTAATTTGTTATAATACGCAAGAAAATGATAAAAAAATCTCTTATAATAATATTTTTTCTGGGGATCTCATTATCTTCTTTTTCCCAGTCTTTAACAGATACTATCAATATTTGTGAAGTAACTGTTACAGGATCTTATTCTGCAGCAAAACAAACTCCTTTCACTTTTCAAAATCTTACGCCAAAAGAAATTTCTGTAAGATCTATGGGAACCGAACCAGCAGTTCTTTTATCATATACTCCTTCAATAAATTTCTATTCAGATAATGGAACGGGGCTAGGATATATGTACTATCGTTTAAGAGGGATCGACCAAACTCGTATTAATTCAACTCTTAATGGAATCCCCCTAAACGAGCCTGAGGACCAGGGTATCTATTATAACAACTACGGTGGATTTCTGAATGCAATTTCAAACATTCAGCTTATCCGGGGTGCCGGCCTTTCTAAACCAGGGGTTTCCTCCTATGGCGGGAGCATTAATTTTTCATCCCTGGAATTTGCTAATAAATTTTCCGGCAATGTAAACCTCCTTCACGGATCCTTTAATACTTGGCAGATGAATGCAGGAATTAATACCCCGCATTTCTTTATAATGGGATCCAAATCTTCCACCGATGGTTATCGAGACAACTCATTCAATGATTCCTGGTCCTCTTTTTATGGTGCAAATTTTTCGGATAAAAAACATACTTTTAAACTTTATGGATTTGTCGGTCACCAAAAAAATGGAATGGCTTGGCTTGGAGAATCATTAGATAGTATCTATAAAAATCCAAGATACAATTCTAATACAAAGGATGAAATAGACAATTTTCTTTATATCCATAATCAAGCTTCGTGGCAATATGGCCATTTCAAAACTACCATTTATCATACTTTCCTAGATGGTTGGTATACAACAGATATGGGTCATTTTGATCCTTCCCATCCTATGGGAGATCTTATATGGAAGTTAGCATTAAGATCTAATTGGTTCGGAACGAATGTGAATTATAATTTACCCGTAAAGAATATTTTTTATTTGAATTTGGGGACTAATGCTTATACTTATTCAAGAGGGCATACAGGAACTTATAATAAAATAAGTGAAGAAAACTATTTTAATGAGGGAACCCGGAATGAATTAGCTCCTTATGCAAAGGGAGAATTAAAATTAAAAACATTTTCTTTTTATGGAGATATTCAATACAGGCATACAACTTTTTCTTATAAAGGGGGATTGCCGATGGAAACCCAAAAATGGGATTTCTTAAATTGGAGTACTGGATTATCTGTTAAAGTAAAGGACAATTCCTATATCTACTACGGATTAGGAAAAACATACAGGGAGCCTACCCGAAATGACTTATTTGCTGGTATGGATGATCTGGATACGGCTTTATTTAATCCTATGCTTCCCGAAAAGGCTTTGAATAATGAGTTAGGATGGAAATATAAGAAAAATAATATTTCTTTCAATGCCAATATTTACTATATGGCATTTAGGAATGAAATAGTTCTTAATGGAAAGGTTGAGCCTAATTCCCTTGTATTGCATCAGAATGCTGCTAAATCTTTTCGAAGTGGATTAGAGGTTGAAGCCAATTGGAAGGCTACAAAACACTGGGAATTTGTTGCTTCTAACTCATTCTCTTTCAACCGTATACAGCAAGATGAAGAAAGATTTCAACCTGTGCTAACACCTTCATTAATAATGAGTTATGATGCCGTGTATAATATGGGTAGCTTCGCGTATACGGGACTTAATGCTAAGTTCAATGGTAAATCTTACATTGACTTTTCGAATGAGCACACATTACCTTCTTATGCCCTGCTGAGTATTTATGGGGGTCTTAAATGGAAAGGTTTTGAGCTAAGGGGAACTGTAAATAATCTTCTAAATGACCTGATTTTAACAAATGCAGTTATATCAGGGGATTCACCATCTTATTTTGTAATGGCGGGTATAAATGGATCATTATCATTAACTTATAAATTTTAATATGAGTATAACAATTGGACTTTTTGGAACTTGCGGGAAATCTAAATGGCGTGAACCATTTATGAAGGAGTATAATAAACAAGGGATTCTTTATTTTAATCCCCTGAAAGACGACTGGAAGCCTGAAGATGCAACAATTGAAGCAGAGCATCTTGCTAATGATGAAATACTTTTGTTTCCTGTTACCGACGAAACTTTTGCTTTTGGGAGTTTAGCAGAAACCGGGTTTTCAATTCTTCAGGCTATTAAACTGAATCAGAGAAGAGAAATAATTGTCATGATCAATCCTGATGTTAATATTGAAGAAATGGCTAAAGCCAGCATGGAATATCAGACTCAAATAACAGAAAGTATTCGAGCCCGAGCTCTTGTTATGGCTCATCTTAAAAAATTAGATTATCCAAATGTTTGGATTGTAAAGAATCTGGACAATATGCTAAAACTTAGTCTCCATCTTCATGCTTTAGCAGTATTAAAAGAAGGAGCAAAACAATATACACTATGATTAAAGGATTTGTAACGGGTAGTTTTAGGCCATTTCATAAAGGACACGAGGCGTTAATTGATTATGCCAAGGCTCATTGTGATGAACTTACTATACTCATTACAACTCTTCCGGATGAAGCGATCCCTTATAAATATCGATTGAAGTGGGTTCTTTCAACTTATCTTGATGACCCTCAGGTTCAAATACTTGCGGATGTTATAGAAGAACCTAATATCAAGGGGGATGCACTTTCTGAATGGTGGGGGGTATATGTGAAAACAAAATATGGTCAATTTGATCGAGTTTTTACTTCGGAGGATTATGGGGATGTTTTTGCTAAATCAATGGGTGCAGAACATTGGAGATTTGATCAATCTAGAACAATTGTTCCTGTTAGTGCAACGTTAATTAGAAATCGGCCATTAAAATATTGGAATTATATTAACAACTTTGCTAAAGATTATTTTGTGAAAAAGATAGCAATTGTCGGAACAGAGTCCACAGGAAAAACTACATTATGTCAGAAATTAGCAGAATATTATAATACATCGTGGGCCCCTGAAGCGGGAAGGGATTTAATACCTAACTCCCGAGAATGTACTTTAGAAGATCTTAAATTGGTTGGTACGGAGCATGCAAAAAATATCCTTAGAGCTATAAGGCATTCGAATAAAGTAGTTTTTATTGATACAGATTTACAGGTAACTAAAGACTATGCGGAATATCTTTTTGGACAAGTTCCCAAATTTGAACCGTGGGTAGAAAAAGCAAACAAAGTAGATCTTTACATTTATCTTGAAAAAGATGCTCCATATATTGATGATGGAACTCGTCTTCCTGAAGAACAAAGAAATGAATTGGATGAAATCCATTATAAAAACATCTTTGTTGTTAATAATAATTTGAGAGGGTATGGATTTAATCCTGAATTTGAAGGAGGGGAGACGGAAGAAGAAAAAGCAACAATTATCAACCAAACTTACAACGAAAGATTTAGATTTGTAGTTCGAGATATTGATAAATTTTTATCACAGTTTTAATAAAATAATTTTACTATGGAAGATTTAATGAATTACAAAATTATCATGGATTATGCTTCTCAGGAAGTCAAAAGACTTGAAGGATCTAAAATAAGTGATCCATTTACTTTTGACAGAGCCGTCGGAAGATTAAGGACAGCTAAAAGCGAATTTATCCGAGCTATGAATAAATTTACCAAAGACAATTTTTCAGATGAGTTACATTTTAACGAAGAAAATTAAAACTTTTCGTCGATAAGTCCATATTAATATACAATTTCGAAAAATACATAAAATACAATAAAACGTTCTTTTATTAATGATTTATTAAAGTGTAGTAAGTTGTTGCGATACTTCGATCTATTGGCGCAAGCCGACCTTCGAGAGGGTATCTCGGTACAAATTGGTAACTATATGATCAGGTAAACGGCACGTGGCATGAGGAACACTATGTCTATGTTAAGTCAGGCGAAATGCAGGGCTTTTTTTCGGTAGTGTTTCAAAAAGGTCAGGAACCTAAGGAGGCTGGAAGGACGAACACATAAATCCTTTACTTAGGACAGTTATTAAAAGGGTCTGAGTTGAATAAAATCCTTTGGAGAGAAAACTCCTAAACTCGCGCAACCCAGGATTCTCACTTAATGTTTTTAGAGCCGTAGTAAGAGCAGTGATACTTCGTAAGAAAAGCAATCAAAATGCAATTTGACTATGTTCTGTTATTTAATCCAGCTCTCTTAAGCTAAATTCAGATCCTCGCAAGAGGCCGTAATTCCCGAAGGTGCGGTGCCTTTGGCGTCTTTTATCACGTACAAGGTCGTTTGAATTTGGTGAGAGCAATAAGAGAAAACTTATAAAAACACACTTCTTATCGTTCTCGGCAAATATATAAGGTGAGGGACGCTTAGCGACCTTCACCTTTTTTTGTCAAATAATAAAACGAAATGTTTATAAGAAAAGGAACTAGAAGAATTAACATGAATTATGTGAGGGAATATCATCCTTCCGAAAGAACCTCTTCAGCGGGACAAAAAACTTATTCTATTAATATCATTTATATTGACGGAACCAAAGACTCTTATGAGTTTTATAACAGCCTTATAGAAAGGGATAATTTTCTAAAAAAACTTGATGAATCTTTTTTAAAAGAAATTTAAATGAATGATTTTTTAAAACAAGGATTTTCCTTAAGAAAACCTCTCCAATCGCCAAAAAGTTTTCTTAGCAATACCAGAACTGTTTGCGTTAAAACAAGAGACGGTAAAATTACAGAGCATCATAACATTACTGACCCATGGAAATATATTACATCCGTAAAGAAGCAATTTAATGTTGAAGATGCCTGGATTAAAGATTAAAATTTAACTCCGGATATTTTTTTATTTGAGAATTTTTTTGTATATTTGGTCCATAATTATCAGACAATGGACATTATCATTGAAAGACTCAAAAAAGTAAAGGAATTGGCCGAAAGAGGGGAAGCTGGAGAAGCATTAGCAGCTCGGGAAAAACTTCATATTCTTCTTAATAAGCATGGTCTTACTATTGATGATCTTGAGAATGTTGAGATTCATCAGTATAAATTCAAATACGTCACCTCGGCAGAAATGGATATTATTATCCAGTGTATTGCAAAAGTACTTGATAACCCCAGCATTTCATATTCATATTATAAGGATAAGAGAAAAGAATTCTTTGTCAAAATGACAGAGTGGCAATATATTGAAGCAAAGCATCTTATCGACTTTCATGTTAAACAATTCAGGAAGGAACTCAAAGCCCAGATGAAAGCTTTGGTATCTGCTTATGCTTCAAAACATGATTTATTTGCATCATCCAAAAGCAGCGAAGGTGGTTCTACATTAAGTCCTGAAGAAATGCAACGTTTGATGTCCATTTATTATTCTTTGGATGATAAATTCTTTCAGAAACAATTAGCCGAAGCAAAATGAATTTCGTAAGAGGAATTGACCCGAAAAGGGCCATGAAGATCGGAATTATTACCTGGGATAATCTCGGGCCAAATAATTTTTTAATACAAAAGAAATATCCAGTTCCTGTTTATGGAAGAGAGGAAAAAGATTTTATTTCCAAAGTTCTATATTTTTGCTGCGATGGTAGAAAAGCGGAATCCCATATCTTTGATAACTATATTCTAATAAAAGATATTAAAAGATTAAAACTAGGAATTATTCTTATAGAATTTCAATTGGCAGGAAGAGATAAAACTCCTTCTGGGGGTACTTATTTTTTAAAAGGCCCTTTAGAAAGATTTAAAAAATATTTTGTTTTAGTTCAGGAAAGATGAATTTTGAAAGGGGAAAAGATCCAAAAGAAGCAATGAGCATTGGCCGAGAGGCTATACTCAAAGAAATCGGCGGTATCATTGTAAGAAAGGGGGAATCCCATAAACTTCCTACTGATATAATTCATGAAAAAAATGTAATTATTCAAATCTCAGATGACGGGGAATACCAGATTTTAAAAAACAGATATGGAGACTGTCACCAGGGAAATGAAAAGGATCTTATAAAAGAGCTTCTTAAAATACGAGAACAATTTAAAAAGTGGTCCGATCCTTTTTTAGGATTTCCTACTATGCAAAAAGTATCTGCAAGAACTATCGGGCAAGATTTAGTTTCAGTCCAACCAATGTCAGCTCCAAAATCAGGAACTTTTTATGTTGATTTAAAGTACAAAAAACCCTCTATTTTTAAAAGAATTTTTCATACAAAACCCCACAAAAAACCAAACATATAATTGGATAAATACAACAAATTTTTTAACTAAAAATAGTTATTGAAAGGTAGAATTTAAAACAATAAATGGAAGAAAAAGATTCCTCTAAAGAGAGGCAGTTTCAATCAGAGCAAATTGAATCTGCCGATGAACCCCCTCTCGTCTGCTCAACCCAATCACAGGTATTCAAAAATAAATTTTATCCAAACATAACCCCAGAAGAATGGGGGGACTGGAAATGGCAAATCAGAAACAGTATCACTTCCTATGAAGAGCTTTCTAGGATTTTTGGTTCTTCTGATTATGAAGTTTCTGAGGATATAAATTTACCGCTTCGAATTACTCCTTATTACGCAAGTACAATTAGTGATCCAAAAGGTCCTATAGGACGTTGTGTTGTACCATCTAAAGAAGAACTTATTGTTACTGAAAATGAAGAATCAGATTCCCTTCATGAAGAACAATATAGTCCTTTACCTAATCTTGTTCATAGATACCCCGACCGAGTTTTATTTTTAACTACGGATTTTTGTTCATCCTATTGTAGATATTGTACTCGTTCTCACATGGTTTCTCATTCAGAAATCAACAAGAAAATGTGGGACAAAGCTATCGAATATATTCGTCAGCATACAGAAGTTCGGGATGTACTTTTGTCCGGCGGTGATTTATTCACTATGGATAATGATTCTATTGAATATCTCCTTAAATCCGTAAGAGAAATAGAACATGTAGAATTTCTAAGAATCGGAACTAAAATTCCAGTAGTTCTCCCTCAAAGAATAACTCCAGAGTTATGTTCAATGCTTAAGAAATATCATCCATTGTTTATTAGCATTCATTTTAGCCATCCTGATGAATTAACTCCAGAAGTAAAACAAGCTTGCGAAAGACTGGCCGATGCAGGTATTCCTCTTGGCTCCCAAACAGTTCTTCTTAAGAATGTAAACGATGATGTGTCTACAATGAAGGCCCTTATGCATGGGTTACTTAAGATAAGGGTTAGACCATATTACATATACGCGTGTGACCTCGTACCAGGGACAAGTCATTTTCGAACAAAAGTAAGCAAAGGAATTGAAATGATTCAAGGACTCCGAGGGTGGACAACGGGATATGCGGTTCCTCAATTTGTTGTAGATGCTCCTGGAGGCGGGGGAAAAATTCCGCTCCTCCCAGAATATTATATAGGGCAAGAAGGAAATAAAGTTCATTTAAGAAATTATGAAGGCAAAGAATTTATTTATATCGAAAATTAGCGGATAAATAAAGAAAACCTTTATATGCAAGCTAAAAAAGTCTTCGAAGTCCAAAATTTTGAAAGAGGAAGAAGCCCCAAAGCTTCCATGGATATTGGAGGAATTCAAATATCTTCTCTTTATACGAAAAGGGAGAATGAATATTTGGAAAGCATAAAAGAAAAAAAAGAAGAAGCTAAGAGAGAATGGACTCAATTTCTTCGAAAAACCTTTGTTGGAAAAACTATAACCGCAAAACTTAAATCCCTTCCATCTTTTGATAAAGATATGGGAATAACCAAAAATCGGGAAACAAAAAGAGGTGAATTTACAATTCGGGTTCAAGATGTAATGGATTCAGGTGATTTTGGGGAAAAATTTGGAGCTGTCAATATTATTTTTGCTGATATGGAAAATAATATTTATAGTTTAGAAGGCATTGATCAAAAAATTTATATAAAATAATGTACGAATATAAAGCTATTGTCAGAAAAATCTATGATGCTGACACCGTTACTTTAGATATTGATCTAGGATTTTATACATGGATTCATAGTCAATCTTGCAGACTTTTAGGAATAAATGCTCCTGAAGTTACTGGAGTAGAAAAACCACAGGGAATTATATCCAGGGATACTTTAAGAAGCTGGATTCCTTTAGAAAGTGAAGTTACTATTAAAACTTATAAAGATGATTCTGATAAGTATGGCCGTTGGCTTGTTGAAATATTTTATGAAGGGGTTAATATAAATCAGAAACTTCTCAATGAGGGGTTTGCTCAGGAATATCAAGGATGAAAGCCAAATTCATATATGAATCATTAAATTTTGAAAGAGGTGCGGACCCTAAAGATTCTATGGGGGTTGGTATTAGATATAGAAGAAGTTTCAAAACGGTACGAGAATGTGCTAATTTTTTCCTGAATCATATTGATAAACTTTCAAATGGAAGATTTAATAATATCGATGAATTAAAAAGAGCTTTTAGAGACGACGAATATAGAAATCAAATTATTCAAGGATCAGGAGAAGAAGATGAAAATCCTAATAGCACACTTCATTCCTTTGCTATTAATAGGAGTCCTCTGCGAATGTGTAAAGATTATCTAGAGGGATTTAAGAAAACAGATAATAAAGGAAATGTTCTTTCTAGAAAATATTCCCCAGTTTATATCGAGGAATGGGGAAGTACTTTTGATGAAAATATTGCAAAATTAGCTTGTTTAAAAGAATTCCATCAAGAGATCCAAAAAATATTAGGATTGAGAACGGACGATTCCTTGATATAGGAATCCAATCTTAACGATTTTTTAACGGAAAATATTTTTTTATAAGAAAACTTTTAGTATATTTGCACCATAAAAAGATACCGTGGTAAGATAAGAGTTACTTCGTCCGATCCTATAAATCAGAAACTGAAACAACCTCTTAACAATTTTCCCGGAATTTTTTACAATAAGTTAAAACTTTTTTGATATTTGCAGTAATATATAGAGAAACTTAATAAATACTACTTTCAATGAAAAGGCGTGGAAATATGGATAATTTCGTGAATTGGTTTGGCTTTAATAGAGCAGCCGATAAAGACGGAGGAAGTTGCCCGCTTGAAAGAGTAGAGTAAAACTAGAAATAGTTAGGACTTTATATAAAGCGGGAACTTCAAAAGAGATTCCCGCTTTTTTTGTTCTTTAAAATATTTGGTGAGGTAGCTCAGTTGGTAGAGCAATGGACTGAAAATCCATGTGTCGGCAGTTCGATCCTGCCTCTTACCACACCAATTGGGGGAGTAGCTCAGATGGAGCAATCGCGTAGAGCGCTGGACTGAAAATCCAGAGGTCATCGGTTCGATCCCGATCTCCCCCACAACACCGATCTGAAAAGATCATGTTCTTTGACATGCTGGCAATTCCTCCCGTAGCTCTAATTGGCGAGCCTTCGGGCGAGAGCTTCCGCCTTTTAAGCGGAAGGTTCTGGGTTCGAGTCCCAGCGGGAGGACGACTTAGTTCACACTAGACTCTGGAAGGAAGTGTATTTGCGGGTGTAGCACAATGGCTAGTGTTCCAGCCTTCCAAGCTGGAAATGTGAGTTCGATTCTCATCATCCGCTCTAAGAGTAGTAATGGATCAGGGTTACTTCGCACTGAATGGTTCAGTAATTGTCTGTTAAACAATGTCCGCGGTTCAAATCCGCCTCGTTCCCTACCGATTTTCTCTCTTAAATGGTCTCAGGGGCTGCTTGGCGTGGCCGCCGGGTTGTCACCCCGGAACAGAGAAATCTGACAGGAGGGTTCGAATCCCTTTGGGACCGCATATATTCTCTGTATTGGGACGTGGCACGTCTCCGAGTAGGTTGTCTTGATCAAGCATAAAATCCAATCCTACGGTGTCAGAATAAATGAGGTTCGATTCCTCGACGGAGAGCACCGGAGTTTTGAGCGTCAGCAGTACACTCCATTTATCATAAACTGATATTAAACAAAGTATAGCTGACACTTAGGGGTATGGTGTAATGGTAGCATGTCGGTCTCCAAAACCGCTGATCTGGGTTCGACTCCTGGTACCCCTGCAATACTTGACAGACCCCCAAAATCGTATGGACGTGGCGGTTTTAATACCCATGAAATGGCATGGAGTCAAGTATACGGGTTGTTAGCTCAGATGGCTAGAGCGCCTGCCTTGCAAGCAGGAGGCCAAGGGTTCGACTCCCTTACGATCCACTAGGTTTAGAACGTTTAGAATTTTCATTGGAAGAACCCTGCAATCTGCACCCGTAGAAAATTCATTTGCCTTCGTGGCGCAATTGCGTAGCGCTACTCCCTCTTAAGGAGAAGGTTAAGGGTTCGAGTCCCTTCGGAGGCACTAATCCAAGAGCGGACACCGGCGGATAGGCCAGGACCGTTTCTCTCAGCTGGCACTGGGAAGCCGTTATGCCAGTAACGGGGATAGATTAAATGGTGTGTTAGTGAAGTGGTTATCATTCCTGACTGTCACTCAGGAGCTCACGGGTTCGATCCCCGTACACACCGCAAATCTGTAGTAAGATAAGAGTTACATCGTTGGTTATCATCGGTTCGAATCCGATACCAAGCTCCAAAAGTTGCTTAGTATAATACTCTTTTCGAATTTCTCAGATTATGTTCCGGTTGCCTTAGTTGGTCGAAAGGTCCTGGCCGTTAACCAGACGCTGAAAAAGCCGCCGTGGGTTCGAATCCTACCCGGAACGCAAATTGGGGAGTTAGCTCAGCAGGTAGAGCGACGGACTGTTAATCCGCAGGTCGTGGGTTCGATCCCCTCACTCCCCGCACTTCCTGGGTAAGTTTCCTTTTCGAGTCTAAAGGACATATATGACCCTGCTACCTCTGCAGATTCCTAAGGTTTGTCCACTTACCCATTTGCCCTTTTAGCTCAGATGGCCGAGAGCGCTTCCGTGACATGGAAGAGGTCGTAGATTCGAATTCTACAGAGGGCACAAATTGTAGTGAAACAGCGAGTTACTTCGACTTCCATTCGACTAGACCAGGTTCAATTCCTGGACCCCCTGCCAAATTTCCTTAGGGGGTAAGTGTAACGGTTGCACAGAAAAAACACTCAAGTTAATTTTCTCAATTTAATTTATCAGTTTGTGGCGAAATCCCGGTCTCTGTAAAAAGCCGAACTTCAAATGGGGGCGCATGTACCAAGGCTTGGCGACGTCGACTTGCAATCCACGTGAGGAGGATTCGATTTCCTTCGCTTCCACAAATTACACTGGAAGGTGTAATCTAACACCATAATAAAGTTCGAACATAAAAATGGTGTTTGCGATATAGCTCAGAGGCAAAAGAGCGCTCTCGCCGAAAGGGAGAGGTCGATGGTTCGAGTCCATCTATCGCAACAAATCGCGGAAGAGTGAAACGGAGCGGTAACAATGGGTGGAAGATATAGATGCTTCTGTCCGGGTTTACCGAATCATAATAGGCTCATAACCTATTGATATTGGGTTCGACTCCCATTT